AGTACAGGCTTTAGGTAGCGCAAATGCTAACGTAGAAGAATTGAAGTTCTTAATCAACCCTAAAGTTGAAGCTAAATTGAAGCAAACTGCAATCGATTCAGGTTCAGGTGCTATGATTATGGCTTATCAGCAATATTTTAGCGGTACTCCAAACGTAATCGATGGTAAAATGACTGCGGTAACTTCAAACGTACCAAGCAATTTGTCAAAAGGTTCTACTACTGGTGTATGTTCAGCTATCATTTGTGGTGAATTTGGAAAGTCTACAATCGGTCAATTCGGTGGTATGGATTTAGTAATCGACCCATACACATTGGCTCGTAATGGTCAAACAAGAATAGTTGCTAATACTTATTGGGATTGTGCTTTCGAGCAACCAGCTGTATTTGGTGCTATCTTAGACGCTACCACTACATAATCGTTGTTAGTTGTGTTTTGTTATAGGGGGCAGTTTCGGCTGTCCCCATAACTTATTAAATTATGAAAGTTAAATTTATACAATCGCCAGTTGGTCCATTTGGATTAGGTTATTCAATAGGAGATATAGCTGAGATAAATGATACTTTAGGTGCTACTTTAATAGAACAAAAGTATGCAGTTGAAGTAAAAGAAATTGAAATGGCAACTATTCCACAAATGGAAACGCCAGAAACAAAAAAGAAACGTAAATAAATGGCAAATTATAGACTTGTAACTGCACCAACTACTGAACCTTTGACTTACACAGAGGTAAAGAACTTTTTGCGTCTAAATGATGACAGCGAACAGGCTTTTGTTACAAGTTTAATAACAGTTGCACGCCAATTAGTAGAAGACAGAACTTGGCGACCATTAATCAGTCAGGTTTGGGCAATGCAATTTGATTATGAGGAATTGTCATTAAATATTTACTACATTAATAAGTCGCCACTATTAAGTGTGCAAAGTGTGACTTATTTTGATGAAAACGACACGCTACAAACATTAGCACCAAGTCAATATGAGGTGGATATTTATGGAAGCCCAGCAAGGTTTAGATTAATAAATATTCCCGAAGTTAAAAAGAGAATGAACACGCTGCAAGTAAATTTTACTTGTGGATATACAAATGCAGCATCAGTGCCGCTACCAATAAAGCAAGCAATGTATTTGATTATTGGTCATTTATATGAGAATAGACAAGATGTTGTTACTGGCACTCAAGTACATGAGATTCCAGATAGCAGCAAATACTTATTAGAAGCATATAGAAATAACTTTATTTTTGCCCCACTAATTTAAAAAAAATATTATGTTAAGTTTAATCGGAAAAAAAGTAGTAAACGTAACGCCAAGCGATACGGTATCAATCACAGATGAATTGAACACGCCAAACACGGTTGGTTCATTATACATTGGAACGGGTGGAAACGTAGTTGTTTTGCCTTGGTACAATGGCGACACCAATAGCGCATCAACCACTGGCGTTTTAGGTGCAAAAATATTTAGAAATGTGCCAGATGGTACTTTTTTACCTATTGGATGTACTAAGGTATTCGCAACAGGAACAACTGCAAGCAACATACTTGCAATTATAGAATAGTAACAAATTAAAATAATAAATATATGCCAAGTTCAGGACCTATGAATGGAACAGCCGTTGTGCTGAAAATAAACGGTACTACCGTTGCAAAACTAAAGTCAAACACTATGAACTTTAGCCGTGCGTTAATCGATGTTAGTAACAAAGATTCAGGCGGTTGGAAGCAATCAATTTATGGTCAAGGTTCAGGTACTTTTGACTTTGAAGGTGTATTTGATGAAGCTGGAAATTGGGGATTCACCCAAGCATTTGCTGCATTGAGCGCAAAAACTAATTTGACTGCTCGTTGGGCTGCTGCTGCTGGTGACATTTACTACGAAGCTACTTGCCAAATTACATCATTGAGCGAAAGCGCACCAATGGAAGATGCTGTGACCTTTACAGGTTCATTAGAAATGACTGGCGCACCTACAACAGGACTTATTTAATGAGTATTAACTTTGGCAAATACGACCAAAGAGTCGAAATATTGAATTACACTCAGACTCGCTCCAGTGATGGTGGCGAGTTGAGGGTGTATTCTGTACTCTATACGTTATGGGCTAAAGTTACACCAGTTGGCGGGTCAGAAACGCAACAAAGCGAAGAGAAAGTAGCAAACATTATAATTGATGTAGATGTAAGGGCGACAGGTTTAACGCTAAATGAAACAATGAGAATGACTTGGCGTGGCAAAACTTTTAACATCACATCAATCGATGAGTTTGGTTCAAGATTAAACGAAGGTTACAAAATAAGAGGAACAGCGAAAGACAATGATTAGTATGAAAATACAAGGGATGGATAAAACCATTCAAATGTTGTCAAGAACTGAATGGCTTAATCCTACCGATATTGATAAGGTTGTAAGAAATGCAGCCCAACCAATGGTAAATGCAATAAAGGCGGGATATGATGCTAAACACACCAAAACAGGCGCATTAAGAGATTCAGTAATGGCGTTTAGGCGTAATAGAAAAAAAGGTGAGCCATATTTTACTTATTTTGTTGGTCCAAGATATACGGGTGGAAGATATAGTTTATTTTCTTATGGTGGTAATGCTGCTCACTTGTTAGAATTTGGAACAGTTGAAAGATATAGAGCAAATACTGCTTTGGGTGGAGTTGGTAAAAAATTAAAAGGCAAATCTACGGGTATAAAAGGCGTTTATGGTGCTAAAATTAAAACAGGCAAGGTAAATCCTTATGGCGTAATTAGAAAAGCCGTAGATTCGACAAAAGAGCAATGTGTTCAAATAATGAGCAGCGGAATAAACGAATTGATTAGAAAACAAGCAAAAGCGGAAGGTTTACAAGTAGCATGAGCGTAGATAGTATCATATTTGGAATATTAAGCGGCAATAGTGCAGTTACGGGCGTGGTTGGAACTAAAATATATCCAAGCCAAGCACCTCAAACAACTCAATTTCCTTTTGTTGTGTTTGAAACAATTTCAACAATGCCAAACAATACCAAGTCGGGAGTAAGTGAAATGGATAGGTATAGAATCCAAGTTACTACTTTAGCCAAAGAAAACAACCAAGCTAATGATATTGCAGATAAAATAAGGACTGCATTAGATTATTATAAGAGTGTTAATGTTCAGTTAATAAGTTTTCAGTCACAAAATAGTGCATTTGATAACATAAGTGGGCAAGATGGTATATTTTTGAAGTATCAAGATTATTTTTTAACATTAAGTAGATAAAACATGAAAATCACAATTAACAACAACGAGCATGATTTTAAATTTAGTTTTTTAGCTATCAGAGAACTTGAAAAGATTACGGGCAAAAAATTAAATGAGTTATTAAAGGAAATGGAAGAAATTTCAAACACTGGTTTAGATTTCGGAATTGTATTAGACATTGCATATTGCGGATTAAAGTTTACAAGCAATCCTAAGACAATTGAAGAAGTTGGTGAGTTATTAGATAATGGCAACAAAAACGATTTAGAAGCCATTTTAAAGGGTTTTATGGAGGGTATTCACAAATACTTACAAATTGACCCAAACTTGAACAGCCAAGCATCTTAGACTATTGGGAGTGTTTGGCTTTATCGTGGGGTTGGAGTTATGACCGAATTTACACATCAGATTTGCGAGAATTTTCGATGTGTTTTCAAGGTTATAAAATAACAGAATTTGAACGGACTAAAATACTTTATGAAGTTGCGAGATATAACGCTTCAAGAGTTTTAACCGTTCATAAAAAGAAAGGTTCAATTCCTGCGGATTGGTGGAGTTTCAATTGGGACCCAAAACCAAAAACCAAAGAGGATTGGCTAAAAGAAAATAAACAATTTATAGAAACTTGGGATAAGCTAAGCAAGGCAAAATGAGCGAAAAAATAAACGTACTTATTGGGGCAAATATTGAAGGCTTAAAGACCGCTTTAGCTGAATCTGGTAGGAGTTTATCTGAATTTGGAACACTTGCACAACAAGCACCTAAAAAGGCTAAAACTGCTGTTGATGAATTAAATGCAAGTTATAGGCAAGCTGTAAATGATGCTAAAAACCTTGCATTAACACAAGGTGCAACAAGCGAGGCGTTTTATGAGGCTCAAATAAAAGCTAAGAATTTAAGAGCAGAAATTGAAGGATTAAACCAATTAGCTGCGGGTAGCACAGGCGTTCAACAAATTACACAAAGGTTTGATGGATTAGGAAATTCTGTTAATCAATTAACAAGGGAATTGCCAGCGTTTACTTATTCAATGCAAACTGGTTTTATGGCTGTTTCAAACAACATTCCAATGTTTGTTGACCAAATAAACAATATTAAAAAGGCAAATGCTGGATTAATAGCACAAGGTAAGCCAATACAATCAGTTTTTGCTCAATTAGGTTCGGCTTTATTTTCTTGGAATACAGCAATAAGTTTAGGTGTTACTATTTTAACTGTATATGGCGAAAAATTAATAAATTTCTTTACAGGTGCTAAAAAATCAAAAGAAGAATTAGAAAAATTAGCAAATGCTCAGCAATCATTAAATGATAAGATTCGTGAGTATTTAATGACTGACCAAGAAAAAGAATTAGATGCCGAAGCTAAAGCCTATAAAGAAGTTACTGATGGTATTAAAGCAAGAATTAAACAAACCGTAACATTAAAAGATGAATACGGCAGAACTGCTGATACTATAAAACATTTAACTCTTCAAGAAATTTTAGATAATGATAAAGCTAAAAAAGATTTATTAATAGCTG